TGTCTACGGTAACTGCGGCTGTTGTTAACCTGAGTTCAGTGAAACAGTCATACGATAAAAACACACCGTTCACTATCGGTAACTTCAATGCACTGCTGGCAGAAGTAACGCAGTGGGAACCAGGCGAAATAAAGAACGTGGACTTCATCATTGGTGAAGTGTTTACGTTCAGCCAGATTGTTCCTCAGCCAATTGATTATATGTCGATTAAGCTAGGCACTGAGAACTTCCAACTGACTGATGACTTACGTGTTTGGTTTGAGCATCCGACTGGCACTAAGATTGAGTATCAGCGTTTCAACAAATGCCTGTTCGAAGCATACGCAGAACAGCAAATCTTTCTCGATGTAACAACCGATGAAGGTGACGTTGAGATTCAGTTTGGTGGTGAGCAGTGGGGCGCACAGCCACCAGCAGGCTACACGATGAAGGTGCAGGGTATCAAGTCGCTTGGCGCTAGTGGTAACACAGACAGTATCGGCCTGAAGGTACAGTGCCTGTCTAACTCTCAGTTGCAGGGTAAAACAGTAAGCGCTATCTTAGGAGGCTCTGATGAAACGCCTGTCGACTACTACCGCAACTACGCACCTATCGTTGGCCGCAGTCGCAAGAAGCTGATTCGTCGTGATGAATGGAAAGCTGCTATCGCACTCTATCCAGACGTTGCAGATGTGGTCGTTCAGGGTCAGGCAGAGATTGCACCAAACGATAAAGAGTGGCAAGGTGTTGTGCGCGTCGCTGTTCTGCCTCGTAACACAAGCACCTGGGGGGGCATCAATCCTAACCCAAGCTCTGCGCAATGGAATAAATTCCTGAACTGGCTGGCTCAATTCAATAGCCCTCTTGATGTGCAGGCATGGAATCCAGATAAGCTGCAAATCGACTGCATTCTGAATGTGGCTCTTTATGCCGATGCTCCTGGTACGCGTGAGTCTAATCAGGCCGTTCTTGAGCAATCGGTGCTTAAACTGTTTGAACGTCGTCCAGGTCTGCTGGGTAAACGTCTCGCAATGTCTGACATAACAGACCGTGTTCTGTATGACTGGACTGACCCAGACCGTCCTGCGCGTCGACCAGAAGTCGATTACTGCAACATTGAAAGCCCTGTTCAGGATATCATCCCTAACACCGTGCTGGAATATGTTGCGCTGCGTAACCTTCGCATCAATATCACCTATAGCGAAAGGAAGATGAACCAGTGAAATCAAACACTCTAGCCTTTAACATTGACTTCCTTGAAGCTAACGAAGCCTGGGCAGAGTTGTTCGAGATTCTCGATGCACACAACGACGAGCAGAACCTCAAGACCATTGAGCAACTGTTGAATATTCGTCGCATCAGCGGTGACACAAACGACGAGTTGGCCGAAGCAAGTATTCGCCAGCTCGGCATCAATATCACGCGTGACCTGATGCAGTATCGTTTACCTTCGTTGAAACGTGTTATCGACTGCTTGCCTGACTGGCAGCAAGTCTCTGGTACAACTCAGTGGCCTAAGTTCGTGGGTATGTTACTCGGCGGTCAGTTCGATTCTTCTCGCCTGTATACCGCTGACTATCAGACCTTTGTGCCTACTCCTCTTGGTACTCTGATTCAAGACGGCGGTACGTGGTATAAGTCGAACAAGGTCAATCTCGAAGTAGATGCACATTTGATTGACGGCGGCCTCGATCTAACTATCACCAAAGATGCAGAGAAAGACGTTGTTAACGCACTGCAAGAAGTAGGCATGACGCAACAGGAAGCGGAAGACTGGTTCAACAATCACATTGGCTTTGAGCCTGTGAACAACGACGTTGAGCAGTACACCGCACGTAGCGCAATGTTCTACCGCCGAATCGCAGACCTGTTTTATCAATGGGCGCCTATCGAAGAAGTTCTCGAAGGTGTGTACGCTGCTATTAACTTGGGTGCTAAGTTGTATCTTGGCGCTCACGTTGTTGTTGAGCCTGTTAAGCGTTTCAACGTCGGCCGTCCTTTGCAGAAGTCCATATCGTTCATTCAGCCTGAGTTTATTCGCGGCGGTGAGTGGACTACGTTTGGCGCTATCGTCAAATACAGCGACGGCACCGAGCAGACAGTTGAGGTGTGGGTAGAAGACTCTACTTGGATTGCAGAGCGTGACGGTAATGCTGTTCGTTTCAATGAGCCTCTGGCCATCTCTGTTATCAACCTCACTCTTACCTACAATGGTACTCAGCAGGCGCTTGAGTCTCGCATCTACCCTATGGGGGTTGAGCCTGATCCTGACGAGCTTTCTATTGAGTGCCCAACGCTATACGGTAACGCAAGCGCTAAGGTTCGTGTATACGGTAAGTATCTCTCTACCGGCGCAACCAAAGAATTAACTGACAGTGGTATGATCGCTCTCAGTTCTACGCTGGGCATCTTTAACGGCACAACGCTGTCTCTGCCTAGTGTCGAAGCAGATTCCAAGATTGATATAAGCGTCTCCTATCAAGGACAGTTCGATATGTCCAAGACTCAGGAGTTCGACGTCAATCGCAGTGTTAAAGATTTGGTGCCAACCGAGTTGCGTATCATCGTGGATGATGAAGTGCCTCAAGGCGAAGAAGTAGAACTCAAGTATGCAATCACGTACAATGACGGTACTTCCAAGCTGGGTACCGCTCAGGCTCGTACCACCAGCGAGCATACGGAGATAGTTGAGAACGTTCTCAAGTCCAAGATTATGCGTGGCGACTACCTGACGTCTATCTACGCTGTCTTTGGTGAAGTTACTCCTGTTGAGGCTGTAAAGCAAGTAACGATGAGGGCGCCAGAGATTAAACTGGCTACGATTGACCTCGTTGTTCCTGCGACTGTTGTTGAGCGTGATATTGTTCGACCAAAAGCAATGGCTCTCTATGTTCTTGCTTCTGCTACTCAGGCAGAGATTGATGCGCGTGACCCATCGTGGTTGCTTATACCGAAGTGTTTGGCATCTGGTTCAGTAGCGAAGACAAAGCAACATCGGTCAACGCTATACCTTTTGTTAATACGCAAACCGGTGAGTTCGAAGCGCCTCTGGTCAGTGGTGATGCTGTTAAGTACGCCCTGAACTTCACGTTCATTGACGGTAACTCTACTGTCACGTTTAACCGAATCATTCTCGTTAACGATACGATCATGATTCCGAAGTCGATTGACCTGCGCTCGTCACCTACTATCAGTAGTGGCGCAACGTTGATGTTGCCTACTGTGTGTCTGTGGAATAACGGCTTGTCGTATGCTGCTGCGGCTGCTGTGAAAGTCGAGTACATCCCATCGGACTCTGCTATTGAGGAAGCGAGACAGCGCACAATCAGGCTGCAACAACAGGCAGTAGAGCAAGGGCAAGACCCAAGTCAGTTCGACCCTGATCATCCTGACTATGCTCGCTGGGTAACGCTGAACGTCAGCCTGAGCAACAACACGGTGTATGACCCAATCATGGGCAGAAGCGTGAAAGAGTATGTGCTTTACTATCAGGGAGACCTGCATGGTTCTGCGCGTATTAGCATGGAGTATGAGTACGACGGAACGAAACTCTCAAACTACCGTGACCTGCAACTCATTCCAACGCGAGCGCTGGTGGACAGCATTACCATCGAATGCCCTGACGTGATGTATGAGAAGACGCGTACCTTTGTGCGTTTGCTTGCGACTTATGCTGATGGTAGTCAGGAGTATGTGACTGCTGCTGAGTGGGTAGGCAACTGGCCGGACAAAGACACGGACGAGTATAAGTTCTTACAGTTCTCGCCCGGTCGCTATAGTGGTATGGCTATCGTTGAGATCATCGAAGGCCGCACACCAAGCGACTACAAAGACTTCCGTGCAATGGACGTTAGCAAACTGCCGATGTTCAACGCGATTGGTAGCATTGCTGACCTGAATAAAGCGTATTACGACGGTGCTATTCTGCAAACGGGCAAGCTGCAATATGAGTACGACACCTACACTCAGGTTATTGCCTCATTCTTCCGAGTGAGCAACAAGATTGACCTGGTCGTTTCTCCTGCACCTAAGCAGAGTATCAACAATATCGTCAACAGCCGTATTGAAGGTGCAACGCAAATCAGTGCTGATGTGCTGTCCGAGTCATACACTCTGGTCAACACGTATAAGACTGGTGGCGTAATGCGCACTCTTGATGGCTCTTACGCTGAGGAAACACCAAAGACGTTTGACCTAGAAGTCGATTCTGAATGGGCAGTCGTGCAGAGCTACTACACGCAAGATGGACCAAACAATACGCCTGTGCTTATCCCAACAACAGACAGTATTGCAGAGATTGATGCCGATGGTTCACTCACACCGAGCCAGAACGTTAATGGTGCCGTGCTTCTTCGCGCTCGCTTTACGTGCGACCAGTATCAGATTGAGAAGACGTTGCTTGTGTTCCTTGTGCAGGCTAACACTTATCTCCGTCAAATTGGCATCGTCGGACCTGATGTTGTGTGGGACGTGTCTGATCGTAACCCAACTATCGGATATGAAAACGGGCGCTGGTACGTTCCTTACAGCCTGCGTGTTATCATCGAGCCTGATGACGAACTCACAACCACTGACGCTATCTGGTCTATTGGTGACGAGACAAACGTTGACGGCGTATCAATCGATCCACTGAACGGTCATCTGTTCATTGGTCAGTCGCAGTTGTCGGACGGTGTTATTAATCTACGCGCTGTGTTTACCAAGCAGAACCCAATGTCACTTGCTGATGAAACCATTATCGGTACGCGCACCATTGAGCTTCAAACGCAGAACACGATTCTCAACGGCTACATCGAGAACCCTGCTGGCAATATCAGTCCGAACATTGACTATCGTTTCACTGCGTTCTATACGCGCCGCTCTGGTGCTACCGGCTCAAGTCGTCTGCCTGATGCAAACAGCGTGAAGTTCAAGTGGAACATCATTGAGTCTGTCAGTGGCTTTACTTTGGCTCAAGACGGTACCTTCCGCTTCCCTGCATCGAAAGACCCGCAGAAGGTTAAAGTGGAGTGTATCATCACCGAGCAGCGTACTGAAATCAGTCTCGTTCAGGAAATCACTTGCCCAGGCATTGGCTTCCCACAAGACCTGACAGTAGGCGGATATACGAATGTGCGAGACGACAGTTCAATGCAGATGAACGCATTACTCGGCCGTACCGGTACGTTCGTTAAGGATGATGTTAGTGCCAAGTGTCTGTGGCAGATCACCAACAGTAAGGGCGATGTGGTTGATGTTCAAGGCATCACTATCAATGCTCAAACTGGGCGACTGACCATAGCCTCTTTGCTTAACGATACCGACTTTGGTGTTAAAGCTATCTATATCGAAGGACAGCAGACGCTTACGCAGACGCACTTCATGAAAGCCATGTCATCTTATCCACGCTTCGGTGTTGCGCCTTTCGGCATTACTGGCGTGAGTATTGCACTTGCTCAGTTGCCAACGCGTTTACGTTCTAAGACTGGTGGCCAGTTCGTGTTGTCTACCAAACAAGACGAGTACGGTTACTTTGTTGTCAGACAGTCATACGGTACCGCTGTATTCTCAGCAGCCGCAGACGGTACTGGAACAGTAAACAAAGGGTGGCAGGGTTTCGACGGTGCTCAGTGGCCTGTAACTGGAGATAACGGCAAGAAGGGTCCGATTGTAGGGAAAGTGGTGTATGATAACCTGACAGAAAACGTCTTGATTTATCGCACCAACGCTCGTGCATTTGGCTCCTCAGTTATCACAGTGCGCTATCAGTAAAATAAAGGGAGTCCGGAGCGCTATGTTCCTGGCTCCCTTTTTGTTTTACGCTAATTTAGAACAGTTAAAACCCAAGGAGTTCTTTGATGGCCACTGAATCTATCTACGTTGACGCATTGCGTCTAACGCCTCAGGGAGAACAGGCCGTTGCGAACGCTAAC